CATTCCCGGCCCGGGGCCGGGGATTGGGAATAGAACCGAATTTGTGAAGGAGGAGAAGAAAATGAGCAAGATCTCGTTTGAGGGCATCGGACAGCAGGTGGCCACCTTCGAGGCGGCCGCCGGTGTGACCGCCGGCCATGTGGTGAAGATGGTGGACAACGGAAAGGTGAGCAAATGCAGCGAGGGGGACGACTTCTGCGGCGTCGCCCTGAATGTGCGCGGCGGCTGCGCCGGGGTACAGCTGAGAGGCTTTGTCACCCTGAACTGCGCCGGCACCGAGACTGTGGGTTATGTCAACCTGGTGGCCGACGGCAGCGGTGGCGTGAAGAAGGCCGCCAGCGGCGGTGTGAGCACGCTGGTGGTATCGGTGGACGCCGCGGCCAAGACCTGTGTGGTGTTTCTGTAATTGAGAGGAGGACGAAGTATGGCTTATCAGTGCAATGATATCAAGCTGGACAAGGGCATGTATCAGGAGGCGGGCCGCACCTTTACCCAGGTGCTGGAGCGCCAGGACCCCAGCGAGCAGTATAAGGGGACTCCCATGGAGGGACTGGACGCCTTTCAGCGGCAGCTGAAGCGCTTCGACATCAAGGTGAAGGGCGCGGGCAGCGACGTGGTGGACAAGTTCTTTGCCACCAGCCAGTCCGCCGTGCTGTTCCCCGAGTACATCGCCCGGGCGGTAAAGACGGGCATGGAGGCGGAGAACGTTCTGCCCCAGATCACCGCCACCGAGACGGTGATCAGCGGCATGGACTACCGCTCCATCACCAGCGAGGGCGGTCAGGACGAGCACAAGCTGCGCCGGGTGGACGAGGGCGCGGCCATCCCCCAGACCACGGTGAAGACCCGGGACACTCTGGTGAAGCTGAACAAGCGGGGCAGAATGCTGGTGGCCTCCTATGAGGCCATCCGCTTTCAGAAGCTGGACCTGTTCTCTGTCACCCTGCGCCAGATCGGCGCCCAGATCGGTCGGATGCACCTGGAGGACGCCATTGATGTGATCGTCAACGGCGACGGCAACGATAACGCGGCCGCCGTCACCGCCGCGGCCACCAGCGGCACCCTGACCTATGACGACCTGCTGGCCTTCTGGAAGGAGTTCGACCCCTACCAGCTGAACACCCTGCTCATGGGCGGGGACATGATGGTGAAGCTGCTGAAGCTCAGCCAGATGCAGGACAGCACCGCCGGACTGGATTTCCACGGCAGCGGCAAGCTGGTGACCCCCATGGGCGCCCAGGCCCTGCGCTGCGGCGCCGTACCCGCCGGCAAGATCATCGGTCTGGACAGAAACTACGCCCTGGAGCTGGTGAAGGCCGGCGACGTGAGCGTGGAGTACGACAAGCTGATCGACCGCCAGCTGGAGCGGGCGGCCATCACCACCATCAGCGGCTTCTCCAAGATCTTCAACGGGGCCAGCCGCGTGCTGTCGGTGTGATGACGGAACAGATCACGGCCCTGGCCCGGGCCATGGGGGCCGAGGGAACGGAGGAGCTGCTGACGGCCCTGTGCCGGGCGGCGGAGGACAGCCTCCGCTCCCGGCTGCGGGCGGGGGTGGCCCCGGCGGACTGCGGGACGGCCTTTCCCGTGGCCTGCGCCCTGCTGGCGCTGGCCGCTTTGGATGCGGGCGGCGGCGTGTCCTCTTTTACGGCGGGGAACGTGACCATCCGCCGCTCCGGTCAGGCCGGACAGCGGCAGCGGGAGGCCATGGCCCTGATGGGCCCGTACCTCACCCCCAGCGGCTTTCACTTTCAGGGGGTGCCGGGATGATGGAGCGGGAGTGGGCCGCCGTTCTGGCCCGGTTTGGGCAGGAGGTCACCCTGACGGAGACCGGAGCAGAGACAATCTCTGTCAGGGCCTTTCTTCAGCCCATCCTGGAGAAGCAGCCCCAGCTGGAGCCATCCCCTCTGGGGGCGCGGCGGGAGGAGCGGTGGCTCTATCTGGGACCGCCGGAACAGGCGCTGACCGCCGGGGAGACCGCCGTCCTCTGGGGCGGACGGGGATTCACCGTGGAGACCGCCCGGCAGGTGTGGGCGGGAAACAGCCCCTCCCACTGGTGGGCGGTGCTGCGCCCCGCTGAAAAGGAGGAGACGCTATGAGCATGGGACTGGAGCGCATCCGGGAGAAACTGGCGGATCATCTGAGAAAGCAGGGGGTGCCCGCGGCGGCGGCCTGGCCGGTGAGGGAGCGGGAAAAGCTCACCGGGGCGGTGGCGGCGGTGTCTCTGCGGGGGTGCTCCGCCGGGCCCAGCGGCTTTCAGGACTACCTGGGGGAGCGGTATGATGCCGACTCCGGCCAGTGGCAGGAGCTTTACGGCCGGAAGGCGGAGCTGACCTTCGGGCTGGACCTGTACGCCCCGCCCTCGGCGGGGGAGGCGGGCCTTCAGTCCGCCTTTGACAAGCTGATGGAGGCGCTGGCCGGGGGCGGTCCCGGGGGACTGATCCTGCGGGAGGTGTCCTGCGGAGAGACGGGGTATGATACCGCCGGGCGGCTGCTCAAGCGCAGCGTTCAAGCGGTATACGACACCTATCTCTACGCGGTGGCCCAGCCCGGCGGAGCCTTCCTTGATTTTGAGATTCGGGGGGAAGAAACATGAATGTGACGACACATGAGCGCCCGGGGGTCTACTCCTCCTACGACGCCTCCGCCGCAGTCAGCGGGGGCGGCGGACGGCTGGTAGGGCTGGTGGGCGTGAACACCAAGGCGGCGGCCAACACCGTCTATACGGTCACCGGCTATGAGCAGGCACTGACTCTTTTCGGCACCGGCACCATGGCGGAGTTGATCCGGCTGGCCCTGCTGAACGGGGCAGCGGGGGTGGTCGCCGCGGCGGCAGCCTCCGCCGCCGGGTATGAGACCGCCTTTGCCCTGCTGGAGAAGGAGGAGAACATCTGCGTGATGCTGTGTGACAGCGCAGACGCAGTGGTCCACGGAAAGCTGAAAACCTCGGTGGACAGCGCCTCTGCCGCCCGGCGGGAGCGCATTGCCGTGGTGGGGGCGGCAGAGGGAGAGAGCGTGAGCCAGCTCACCGCCCGGGCCGCCGCCCTGAACCACCAGCGGATGGTGCTGGTGGGCCCCGGCGGTGTGGATGGCAGCGGAGAGGCAGCCTCCGGCGTGACCTTGGCCGCCGCCGTGGGCGGTGCCATCGCCGCCATGAGCGACCCCGCCGTTCCCCTTGGGGGACAGGAGCTGCGGGGGCTGAACGGAGTGAGCCAGCAGTACAGCGACAACGACATCGACCTGCTGGTGCGGGGCGGAGTGACACCCCTGGAGAGCGTATCCGGCACGGTAAGCGTGGTGCGTGGGATCACCACCCGGACCAAGACCGGGGATACCGGCGACCGCACCTGGCGGGAGCTGTCCACCGTTCTGGTGGTGGACGACGTGATCCCCTCTGTCCGCTCCGCCCTGCGCAGCAAATTCAGCCGGGCCAAGAACACCCCCCAGAGCCGGGGGGCCATCCGGGCCCAGGTGGTGCTGGAGCTGGAAAATAAGCTCAGCAGGGAGATCATTACCGCCTACGACAACGTGACCGTGACGGAGAAGGCGGACGACCCCACAGTATGTCTGGTGGAGTTCTCCTTTACCGCCGCCCACGGGCTGAACCAGATCTGGCTGACGGCCCACATCACGGTATAACCTCCCTGCGGGGAGAGTTTGGGATAAGGAGGGGAAGAAATGAGTATTGCAGGGTTTCCCACCAGCAGCGACATCTACCTGGAGGTGGACGGCACCAAGGTGGCGGTGGTACAGAGCTACACCACCCGGGCCACGAAAACAAGTTCTGCCATCGAGGCCTTTGGCGAGGCGGAGCCGGTGGCCACAGTGCCCGGACAGACCAAGCATGTACTGGAACTGAAGCGGCTTTATGCCACGGACGAGGCGATTCGGGACGGCATTGATTTTTACAAGCTGAACGGCTTTTCCCTGGTGATCTGCAAGCCTGACCGAAAAATCATCTACTCCGACTGCCAGTGGAGCGCCATTCAGGAAACGGCGACTTTGGGCAGCATGGTGCTGGAGCAGGTGACCGTGGTGGCGGGCAAGCGCATCGAGACGGGGGTGTAACGGTGGGCTATTCTATTTTGTCCCGGCGGGACCGGATCGAGCTGGAAAACGGCATGTTTCTGCGGTTACTGTCCGCTTTGGAGCTTATGCAGGCCCGCAGGGCGGCCTCCCTTCTGGCCGAGGAGGAGCAGGAGCGGGCCTTGTGCTCTAACGCGTGCCTTTTGGCCAGAGCGCTGGAGGAAGAACCGGGAAAGCCCCTGTTCCACAGCGGCCAGGAGGTGCTGGCCGGACTGACTGTGGAGGAGATCTCCGCGCTGGCCAGGCGATGGAGTCAATTCAACCGGGAGGAAAATCCCGGGCTGTCTTTAAATGAAGAAGACCTGGAGAACGTAAAAAAAAACTGCGCTCCGCCCCCGGAGAGCGTCTGCGCTGGCGGGTGCTGAAGCAGTTCGGCGCTCTGCCCACAGAGGATCGGGCGCGGCGGATGCAGGACAGCGACTACCTCTGGTGTCTGGTGAATACGCTGCTGGACCGGGAGGAGGAGCTGGACAGGCTGTGTCCCGCCTGCCGGACGGCGGCAGAGGTCAAAAGCTGTCCGAACTGCGGCCAGCCGGTGACCGACAGCGAGGGCTGGGTCAACCCCGCCTTTGATGAAGCACGATTTGAGACGATGAAGCGGGGTGAGCTGACATGATCGACTATTTAGAACCTCTACTGCGCACACCCCAGGCGCTGACACAGGCGGTGGCGGAACTGGAAGACAGCCGGCTGCGTCCGCGGCGTCAGAACGGCCGGACGAACGGCGAGGAGTCTGTGTCTCTGCCGAAGGCGTCGGAATGGGACACAGCAGACTGGGTGGACGAACCAGAAGGTGTGAACCGGCTGTCCATGGAGGAGCCCACCGGGGAGACATCGGCTTTGGACGCGCTGTTGGAGGAGCATACCGCCAGTCTGCCCCTGCTCCATGTCTTGAATCAGGCGGAGGCGGCCACGTCCCGCACCGCCGTCCGGACGCAGACACAGACGTGGGAGCCGCCAATGGCCCTTCAGCCCCCTTGGGTGGGCGGAGAGACATTGGCGGCAGACGCAAAAGCGGTGGATCTGGCCTTTCAGCGGGACAGCCGTCGCTATGACAACGGGTTTTCTCTGTATTAAGGAGGCTGCGGCATGACGCTGACACCGATGCGATATAAAAACTACACCTGGCCCCATAACCCCAGGATCTATACCATGGAGTACCGCCGGGAGATGGCGGTGAACAAAATCCCCTTCGGCCTGTACCAGTTGCAAGACCTGGACCGCACCTGCCGAGTGATGGAGGGCGAGGGAGAGTTTGTGGGGCCGGAGGCCTACGCCCAATTTGGCCGGCTGGCCAACGTATTTTACCAGGGAGGGCCGGGGCTGCTGATCCACCCCCTATGGCAGACCACCAGCGCCTATCTGGTGGCCCTGCGGGTGCAGCAGCAGCCCAGGCCGGATTATGTAAAATATTCCTTTACCTTCTGGGAGGACATCAGCAGATACTCCACCGTCCCCAAACGGGTGACGTCTCAGGCCGGACAGAGTTTGGGGCCGGCGGCAGCGGCGGCCTCTGTCCGGTATCACCGGGTGGTGAAGGGCGACACCCTGTGGGCCATTGCGAAACGCTATGACGTCAAGCTGGCGGAGCTGATCGCCCTGAATCCCCAGATCAAAAATCCGAATCTGATCCGCGTGGGAGACGAGGTGAGGGTGCAGTGACGGCCTATGCGCTGACAGCGGCGGGAGAGCGGTGGCAGCTGCCGCCCCCTTTGGTTTGGGAGATCGAATATACCTCCGGCATACCATGTGACAGTTTTTTATACCGCTGCCCCTGCGCGGGAGAGGGCGGCGCTGATCCGGCGTCCTGGTACCGGGTGGAACTGTACGAGGGGCAGAAGCTGGTGTTCCGGGGCGTGGTGGACGAGTGCGTCCAGACGGTTTCAGACGGAGGCCAGCTGCTGGAGCTGTCCGGCCGGGGAATGGCTGCTCTGCTGCTGGACAATGAGGCACTGCCCCAGGATTACGAGGCGGCTACCTTGGCCGATATCATCAGAGATCATGTGGCTCCCTACGGAATTCAGGTGGCCGCGAGGCCGTCATTGCCGCCGGTCAGCCGGTTTTCGGTGGCGGCAGGGAGCAGCGAATGGTCGGTCATCTATCAGTTTGCCCAGTATTACAGCGGCATCACCCCCCGGTTCGATCCCCCCGGGCGGCTGCTGCTGGAGCCCCAGCCGGCGGGAGACCGGCTGCTGATGGGGGACGGAACGGCCATTAAAAAACTGACCCTGCGGAACAGGCGCTACGGCGTGCTGTCCTCCGTGTGGGTGCGGGACCGCTACCGCGACCATATCGAAAAAGTGGACGACTCGGATTTTATTGCCCAGGGCGGATGCGCCCGGCGGGTGATCACCATACCCGGGCGCGGCGACTGGCAGGCGATGCGGTATACCGGCCGGTATCAGCTGGAGCGCGCGGCAGACCGGCGCATGACCTTGGAACTGGAGATCCCTGAGCTGTTCTGGGCCGGAGCGGGCCAATTGGTACAGATAAATCGGAGCGGTTTTTCGCACAACGGTCTGTACCGAGTGGAGCGGGCCACCGTCCGGGCGGATCAAACGGGCGGGCGCACTGTACTGGAGCTGACGGCTGTGAAAGAGACTGGGAGGTAAGCTTATGTGGACATCGGAACGGCGGCTGGAACGCCGCGCGGAGGAGAGCGCAGCGCTGGGACAGGTAACCTTGGGCGGCGACCCCGCCGGGGTTTTTCTGGGGGGTGAGCGGCGGTGGCTGCCGGTCTACTCCCCCGGCGGCTACTGCTGGCGGCCCGGCGCAGGCGACCGGGTACTGGTGGTGCAGGCCGGAGACGGCAGAGAATCCCGCTGCATTACCGGACGCCGACAGGCGGAGAAGGAACTGGAACCCGGAGAAGTCCGTATCTCCGGCGGAACCGGCGGGGTCCGGTTATACAGCGGCGGCACGGATCTGACCGGAGAAGTGTCGATCAACGGACAGGGGCTTGAGGAAATGATCGAGGCGATCGTGGCCAGAGCGCTGGCTGCATCTGCCGCAGGAGGGGGAGGCCATGGAGCGTAAACTGGTTAACGGGGATTACACGCCGGATGGGAACGGCGGGCTGACCGTGCTGTCGGGGACAGAGGAACTGCTGCAGCGGGCACTGTTCCGTCTCACCGCCCGCCGCGGCGCATTCCCCTTTTTGCCCGAGCTGGGCAGTCAGCTGTACCGGCTGCCCAGAGAGAAGCCCTCCGCCCGGCAGGCTCTGGCGATACAGTATGCGGCCCAGGCCTTGGAAGAAGAGACGGAACTGACTGTGACCGGAGCTGCGCTGAAGGATCGGAGCGACGGACTGGAACTGACGGTGTTTATAAACTGTTCCGGGCAGCCGCTGGCAGCTTCGCTGGTCATTGGGGAGGGAACAGATGAAAACAGTTGATGAAATCTATGAGGAGATGTTGGCCAGCTTCATCCGGCAGACCGGCACCGGGGCTGCGGGTGGATGTGATCTGCCCGCACGGCTCTATGCCGTGGCCGCCCAGGTATATGCCCTTCAGGTACAGGCGGACTGGGTCAGGCGGCAGGCATTCCCCCAGACGGCCCAGGGGGAATATCTGGACCTGCACGCAGAGATGCGGGGGCTGAGGCGCAAAAGTGCCGCCCGGGCCGAGGGAACCGTCCGCTTTTCGGCGGAGCGCTCTGACCGTGACCGGACCATCCCCCGCGGAACGGTGTGCATGACCGCAGGCATGATGCGGTTTCAGACCACGGAGGATGGCGTTATCCCCGCGGGTTCTACTTCTGCGGATGTGAAGGTGCAGGCGCTGGAGGCCGGGGCGGCCGGCAATGTTCTGGCCGGAACCGTTACCGTTATGGCTTCGGCTCCCGTAGGTGTTGCGTCCTGTACCAACCCTGCCGCCTGCGCGGGCGGCTGCGATGCGGAGGAGGATGAAACCCTGCGGGAGCGCATGCTGGACACCTATAAACGCCTGCCCAACGGGGCAAACTCCGCTTACTACCAGCAGCAGGCGATGTCCTTCGAGCAGGTTGCGGCTTGCTGCGTTCTGCCCCGGAACCGGGGCGTAGGCACGGTGGACGTTGTGGTGGCCACCCCGTCCGGTGTACCCGGAAAAGAACTGCTGGATGAACTGACGGATTACTTCAATGTCCGGAGGGAAATCTCCGTAGATGTGAGCGTGCTGCCGCCAAAGCCTGTGACGGTCAATCTGACCGTCAAGGTCAAGCCGGAGGCAGGCGGCAGCCTGGATGAGGTGAAGACCGCCGTGGCCGCCGCCGTGAACGGCTGGTTCACGGGTCAGCGGCTGGGGCAGAGTGTGCTGCTGGCCCAGCTGACCGCTTTGGTGTTTGCCTGTCCCGGGGTGGCCAACTGCACAGTCACCGCCCCAGCGGCTGACGTGGCCATTCAGGCGGATGAGCTGCCGGTGCTGGGCACCCTGACCGTGGAGGAGCTGACATGAGCAGCGCCCAGGAGCTGAAGGCCCTGTTGGCCCCTTTGCGGGTCTATGATTTGGATGCTCCCTTCAACGGTGCGGAGTTAAACGCCATGGGGGCCGCGCTGGACACAGCTCAGGCGGAACTGACCACGACGGAGCGGGAGATGCTCCCCCTGACGGCCCAGAGTTGGGGCCTTGAGCAGATGCTCCGGCTGCTTCCCCACCGGCCGGTGACCGACGACCCCCGGGAACTGGGACAGGCGCTGGCCGCCCTGCTGCGGATCAGCGGAGACAGCTTCACTCCGGAGAGCATCCGGGACACCCTCACCGGCTGCGGCGCGGTGTGTCAGGTGGAGGAGGGGGAGCCGGGCTATGTTACCGTGTCTTTCCCCGGGATTCCGGGCATTCCGGCCGGTTTTACGCAGATGAAGCGCATCATAGAAGATATCCTGCCCGCCCATGTGCTGGCCCAGTATACCTTCTGGTACATCACCTGGACGGAGCTGGAGACAAAGCTGCCCACTTGGCAGGCGATCGAGGCGCTGGAACTGACCTGGACCCGGCTGGAAACCTATGTTACGTAAAAAAGCGCGCTCCCGTCATCGACGGGAGCGCGCTTTTTTAATTGCTTCAGGCAATCGGTCAGCCCACCTGGGGCTGGGCCTTCTCGTCAGGGACCACTACGGTGCGGATATCCGCGCCTACGCCGGACAGCTTGCCCACAAGGTCCTCATAGCCCCGCTCAATATAGTGGACGCCGTCCACCTCGGTCACGCCCCGGGCGGCCAGTCCGGCGATGACCATGGCGGCCCCCGCCCGCAGGTCGCAGGCGTGGATCGGCGCACCGGTCAGCAGGGGGATCCCCTCGATTACGGCCACCTTTCCGTCCACCTGGATGTGCGCGCCCATACGGCGCAGCTCGTCCACATAGCGGTACCGGCTGTCCCAAACGCCCTCGGTGATCACGCTGGTGCCCTGGGCCTGGCACAGGACGGCGGCGATCTGAGGCTGCATATCTGTGGGGAAGCCGGGATAGGGCATGGTCTTGATATTGGCCCGCCCGATGGGACCGCTGCGGCGGACCCGGACAGCGTCGTCCAGTTCCTCCACCTCTACCCCCATCTCCACCAGCTTGGCGGTGATGCAGTCCAGATGCTTGGGAATTACATTGTGAATCAGCACGTCGCCCCCGGCTGCGGCCACGGCAGCCATGTAGGTACCTGCTTCGATCTGATCGGGAATGATGGAGTAACTGCCGCCGCCCAGATGTTCTACGCCGCGGATCTTGATCACATCGGTGCCCGCGCCCATAATATTGGCGCCCATCGAGTTCAGGAAGTTGGCCAGATCTACGATGTGGGGTTCCTTGGCGGCGTTTTCGATCACGGTCATGCCCTCTGCCCGAACGGCAGCCAGCATAATATTCATAGTAGCGCCTACGGAGACCACATCCAGGTAGACCTGTCCGCCGGGCAGACGGCCAAACCCCGGGACCTGGGCGCACACCAGGCCGCTGTGCACATCTACTTCGGCCCCCATAGCCACAAAGCCCTTAATGTGCTGGTCGATGGGCCGCGCGCCCAGATCGCAGCCGCCGGGCAGCGGCACCTCGGCCCAACCGAAGCGGCCCAGCAGAGCGCCCACCAGATAGTAGCTGGCGCGGATCTTGCGGGCCAGCTCGTAAGGCACCTGACGGTTGCGGATATTGGAGCAGTCAATGTCCATGGTGGTGCGGTTGACGGTGCGCACATCCGCCCCCAGATCCCGAAGGATCTGGAGGATCAGAGAGACATCGCTGATCTGGGGAATATTCTCGATGCGGCAGACGCCCTCTACCAGCAGGGCAGCGGGAAGAATTGCCACCGCGGCATTTTTGGCGCCGCTGATCTCAATGGTGCCGTGGAGGGGACGGCCACCGCGAATCTGATATTTATACAAGCAAAGCACCTTCCTTATAAAGGCTATCAATGAACGGCCAGGGGCCGAAAAAAATCATTTTATCCCGGCTTGCACCCTTCTGTTAAAAAAGGGCGCAGAAAACCGCACATATTATATCATCAGTATATCCCAAAAGCAATCTGTTTTACATAATTAGCGGAAATATTTCTGCGGCCCTGTCCCATCGGGATATGTTTATTTTTGACGCCCGGAAAACTCCTCCCGCACCCGGGGCAGCAGATCCCGCAGGGCGGCCTGCTCCTGCCGCTCCAGAAGGTCGCCGATCAGTTGGTTGGACACCAGAAATCCCTTGGGCGTCAGCCGCCAGCGGCCCTGGGGCGTCTGCTCTGCCCAGCCCTGCGCGGCAAACTGCTCCAGCCGCTGCCGGATGGGGTCGAAGTCCATGAAAAATTTCCGGCGGTACTCCCACTCCTCGATCCCCTGAGCGGTCCGCAGGCGGAGCATCAGATATTCTCCGCTGCGCTCTTTATCCGGGATCACTTCATCGCTGTCCAGCAAG